CAGTCGAAGTTTTTTCGTGCGATGATCGCCGGCTACGTAGATGATGACGAGCGCATACAAAGTTATGTTGATGAAATAAAGCCGCAGAACAAGAAAAAGAAAGCAAAATCAAAACAGTTGAGAGACAAAGGAAAGCAGAAGATGGAAGATTTTGGATTGAATGATGGAGAGATTGAAAATATATTCGATTTAATCGAAGAGGAACACCCAGAGCTATGAAAAAGATTGATGGCTTACGTGAGTGCTCGCGAAAATGTATGAGAAGAAAGAAGCAGTGTAAGGAGACAGAATGTAGGTTATGGCAGGATTATCCTGATGAATATAATTGTACGTTAGTCTCAGTTTATGAGCAAGGCCCAATGACGCTTAGAGAGGTAGCAGAACGCGAGCATTTATCATTCGCGAGAATAAAACAAATAGAAACAAAAGCATTAAAAAAACTTAAGTCTTTAAATTTGATAGGTTGTTTTCGATTTTAAGGCTATTATGGAAAGATGTTACTATTTATTTTTGAAGTTTATGTCATTATAACAAGGAGAATTTACAATGGCCCGTAAGAAATTATTATCAGAGGGCGAGATTCGCCAGTTTATGAAACTCGCAAACTTGCGACCTATTGGCGATCATCGCATCAAGAGACTAGTCGAGCAGCCCGAAGATGAGGAGATGGAAATGGACATGGGCGCCCCCGGAGAAGGCGAGGAAGAGATGCCCATGGATGATGAGCTGCCCGAAGACGATATGGGCGCTGAAGAAATGGAAATGGACATGGAAGAAGAAGATGATCAGATGATTTCTCTGGATGATTTTATGTCTGCTCTTGAAATGGCTGTCGAAGACGTTACAGGCGAGCCTGCCTCTGTTGAAGAGGTTCCCGGAGAAGAAGAGGAAGAAGAGGAAGATATGGAAATGGAAATGGACATGGAAGAGGAGCCTATGCCCGAAGAGGGCGATGAAGAGATGGCCATGGATGAGGAGCCTCCCGGAATGCGTTATGAGAACCGGCGCCGGCACTCAAATCAGCAACTCCTTGTCAGCGAGGTTTCCAAGCGCGTAGCTGCTCGATTGAGTGAGGTAAACCGCAAGGAACAGATGGCCGACCAGTTGGCTGAACGTATAATGAGAAGACTTACGAAATAAGTTGACAGAACTGTATAGACATGATATATTAACCACTGGGTCTTCCCAGTGGTTAATTTCTTTGAGGTGATTATGGGCTCTTGGTGGTTATATTTATTGGTTTTTATCTTTGGATATGTGACGCATAAAACATTCTACTTCTTCCGTTCGGCGAAAATTAGTATTGGACTAATACGCGTTTCACAACTAATTAGTTTAGCTGTATTGGCTAAGTCTATGGAGAACTTTTATTACTCTCACACCGCTCGCCTTCGTCACATGAGGGAGTACGACGGGAACGAAAGCGATATTAAAGATTTGAGACGCTCTTTCAATTCAGAAATTTCAAGTTATAAGGAGAAAGCTATCAAAGAAATACTGGACTTACATCCTAATTTTTATAGCCCTCTCGTTGATTTTGACAATTGGAATTCTGCAATGAAACATTTAGAAGAAAACAAGCAATTCGTATTAAATATTTTAAATCAGGATGAAAATGATTAAAAAACTTCTCGACAAAATAACAGCTGCGGTAGATGAAGAGCAGAAAGTTGTTTTGGTTGACGCCGCGGCCTTGACCGGAGCTACACCTGAGCCGGATCTTAGAATTGTTGGTATGTTTTGTGACGTGCAGGAGGAAAAAGTTGCAGAAGTTATTCATGCCATGCTTTATCTAAATGAAATCAATCGAGTGCAAAAGAAGCCAGAGGACAAAAAGCCTATTGAGTTTTATCTCTCTACATATGGCGGAAGTGCCGACGATATGTTTGCCTTGTATGATGTGATGCGGACCATAAGACAGGAAACTGAGATTCACACCCTGGGCTTGGGCAAGGTTATGTCCGCCGGCGTACTGCTTTTGGCTGGCGGCACGAAAGGCAAACGCCGCATTGCGAAGAACTGCCGTGTGATGATTCACTCTGTAGCGGCTGGTAATCACGGAAACCTCCAAGATTTGAAGAACGAGCTAGGCGCGATCTCTGATCTGCAAAAAATGTATACAAATTGTCTTGTGGCGGAAACAAATATGACAAAATCTGATATAAAAGAAATGCTTGATCGCAATGTTAACGTCTATTTATCAGCAGAAGAAGCAGTTAAACTTGGAATTGCAGATATTATTGTATAGGAATTAAGAAATGTCAGATTTTATTAAAGATATGTTTATAGAGGTGAGACAACAGGATGAAAATACTGGTGTCAATGCCAGCACTTTAATGGAGATGATTGGCGAAACATTAGATGTTATTTACGAAGAGTTCGTAAAAACCAACCCAGAGCCATTAAATGAAATGTCAATGGATAAGGCAAAAGAGTTTATGCTTGTGTTGCCTAAGTTTGTGCCGACAGAGGCGTGGGGAGATCCCAACTCCATGGAAAGAGAGCAAATTAATAGATTGTTTTCTGTAATGGGTGGCGGTCGAACGATCGAAGGTAAACTTGAATTCTTACAGAGAATCACCGTTCCCGATAATAAGATTTCGTCGCCACGCCGGATCATCTCTTCGCTGATTATTCTTGAGTCTTTAAAGGCTGTTATTCATAGCTTTAATGCTGCTAGTGCCGGATTTGTTTTCGAGGGATGGCTATCTGCACTGCTACAAGGCGTCCAGGAGGCTGAAATCTCCGCAAAGGGAAACTTGCCTATTCAAGATTTAATTGCGTTTGAGCAAAGCGATAATCCAATCCCCATCAGTCTTAAATTATTAAATCAAACGACAAATATTGAGGGGAGTTATACTAACTTGATTGATGGTCTTGATGAGTTTGATCAGATGGTTTACATCGTAGCTAGAAAATCTAAGGATGATTCAGGCTCTGAACAGGGAATAGCCATCGAGCAATTTACATTCACAAAAGATAATTTTATAGATGCGCTATCTTTGTCTGCAAGAGGCGGGAGAACAAAGGGCGCAGACCTATTTAGAATTTCAGGTCTCACCGCAGAGCAGTCAATTGTTTTATTGAAGGGCGGCACCGTCAGAAGTAAAGAAGGACCAATCGCATTGTCCGATGACTCTTGGGAAAATAAATACGCTCTTCTTCAAAATACCGCTGGCTATTCTGATAGGGTGCGCCGCAAGCGTGAAGCTGCCCTTGCCGCGGTAGAGTCTTCCGATGCGGCCCAAGACCCCAGCACGGACACACAGCCACAAGATGAGCTAAATGAGGCAATTATCGAAGAATGGAATATGCTATTAGAAGGCAAAGGCGGAACACAATGGCATATCAGCCCAGCACAATTAAAATCTTACGACTTTGTTGATTATAAAACACTTGGCAGCTTGCCAGTATCTGAGGAGTCTATTCTTGATGTGGCTAGAATGTATATGGATCGCCTAAACAATGAATTACTTGAACTTTTTACGGCGACAAAAAACCTATCAGAAAACATCAACAAATATTTCACTGCTGATAAGCGTAATCGAGCAATAGGTTCGGGAGAAAAAGCAATCAAGAATAGTGCCACGATTCAACAAACCATGCTAGCACAGATTTCTACCGAGACAGAATCTGACGAAAATCGATAAATAACCTTGACAAAAAAGTGTTCAGGGATTATAATATAAATCTAACCATATGAGGGACTAATGAGCAGAGCTTATGATGATAATCAAACTCTACAACAGAAGATTATTAAGGGCGCAAACGTACTAGCAGACAACGTAGCGTCAACACTTGGACCGAAAGGTCGCAATGTTCTGCTAAAAGAAAAAGACAAACAACCATTCATCACCAAAGACGGTGTGACGGTTGCTCATTTTGTAGCACTGGAGGATCCATTTGAAGATGCAGGGGCTCAGATTTTACGCCAAGCGGCTATTGAAACTAATAACGAGGCTGGTGATGGAACTACTACTTCTACCGTACTGGCTCGCGCGATTCTTAGAGAGTCGCAGAGGTTTATCGCATCAGGAGTATCGCCCATTGAACTACAGCGCGGCATTGACTTGGCGATGAAAGAGGCTGTTGACAATCTTAAACAGATGGCGCGCCCAGTTAAAAGCATTGACGACATTGCACACATCGCAACTATTTCGGCAAACAACGATGCAAAGATTGGAGAACTGATTGCCACGGCCGTCGATAAAGTAGGGCAAGATGGCTCTATCACAATCGAAGAATCACGATCGCTTGAGACTTCACTAGATATTACGGAAGGTTTCAGGTTTGATGCTGGTTTTTGCGCTGGTGCTTTTATTACCGATGAGCGAAGAGGAGTTATGCACTATGACGAGCCTCTATTTTTAGTGACCGATTACAAGATTTCTGCCGTTGAGCATGTGCTTCCTGTGTTGGAGATGATCGCTCGCGAAAATAGACCGCTAGTTGTTGTTGCAGAAGATGTGGAAGGTCAAGCTCTTGCTGCGATGATTATGAATGCAATGCGCGGCACACTTAAAGTTGCCGCCATAAAAGCTCCTATGTATGGTGAAGAGCGCCGCAATATCTTAAGTGATTTGGCTGACTCTGTTGGCGCAAATTTTATTACACGCGAAAGCGGCATGAAACTGGCAGAAGTACAGCTTACTGATCTGGGTACGGCAAAGTTTATTGAAAGCAACAAATACGCTTCCACGATTGTGGGCGGAAATAGCGACCACAGCATTATCGAGGAAAGGATTGCAGCCCTTAAACAGCTAATCAAAGATACTGGCTCCATGACAGAGTGTGCTAGAATTCAAGAGCGCATTGTTCGCTTGTCTTCTGGTGTTGCGGTTATTCGCGTTGGAGGCTCAACCGAAGTTGAGATGACAGAAAAGAAACACAGAATCGAGGACGCGCTGGAAGCAGTCAGATCGGCTCAACAAGAAGGCATCGTGTGCGGAGGGGGAACTGCCCTGCTCCATGCCGCAGAAAGAATTGCAATAACTACCAACAACAATCATCAAGCATATGGGGCTTCTGTTGTTAGGGAGGCATGCCGCGAGCCGTTGCGTCAGATGGCACTTAATGCGAACGAGTCTCCGGATATAATAATTCAGAGAGTTTTGGACGCTCGCAAAGATTATGGCTGGAATTTCAGAAGCGGCGAGCTAGTTAATCTATTTAAAAGTGGAATTATAGATCCCGTTAAAGTTACCCGAACAGCACTGCAAAACGCGGCAAGCTGTGCTGGGACTTTAATCACCACTAATTATGGGATCATACAAACGGAGTAAGAAATATGACAGAAAACATGCAGAAAGGAGATTTAGTTTGGGTACCCCAAGACACGCGACTACATTGGCTTCGCGAGGATAGCGGCAAAAGATACTTAATCACAGTAGTGCCACGAACCGCAGTTATTTTTGAAGAGAAAGATAGGTGCTATGATGTTTTTATGGATGGAGATCTTTGGACAATAAACAAAGACAACACTTACTATTTGGAGAACCAACATGCTCGTTAAACTTACAGAAGTGTGCAACAACGGCGCAGTAACCACCAACAAACTCTATACCCTAAGAGAAGTTTTTGTTAACCCAGAGCACGTTGTGATGATTCGCGAGGAAAAGAGGATGAAAGAACTGAACGAGAGAGGCAAGGTGGCTTCTGAGTTAGACAAATCACATCAATTTTCAAAGCTAACAATCAATAGAGGTCAGACGGGAACAGAGATAGTGGTTGTAGGGGCCCCCGAGATAATAGAGAATACATTGAAAAATAATAGACAGTTGCTAAGAGGATAAAATGGAACAAAGAGTCAATATACAATATTCTGTAGAGATAGAAGAATTAGAAGCCGAAGTGCAGAGAATAGTGCTATCTGCTTTTGAAGATTTAACTGCGGCGCAGACAGCCGCAGCAGCTATAAAGAGTCCAGAATTCTTATGCTTGAAAATGGTTGAGGATATTGAGCAAATTAGAGTATCCATGATGAGGGCAGACATAAGGCTTTCTGATGCGTCCAACATTATCAACGGATATATAAACCTTAAAACAAGACCGATAGAACTTCCTGCTGATAATAACAACTTGGTTGACGAAGAGCAGATGAGCCAGTTAAAGGCTAAAATAGACGCATTTAAAAACAGCTATGCTGCTGCTGGTGCTGCCAATGAACTCGCCGATTAGAGATGTCGTAAGCAAATATCGCTCTTCTTCCTATCTTAAAAAGCTAATTCCAGAGGGAAGTACGGTTAACAGTTTTTTATTGTTTTCTGGAGATTTAGAATTTAGTTTATGCGAAAGTAATCGATTTGTGTGCGCACACACAAATAACTTTGGTATATATAACTTTTGGGATTGCGCGATGCAAGATCCAAATCGACTTTATGAAATATTATCTGTGGGAAGCTTTTCATTTAATGAGGAAAGGGCGTTTTACATATTACAGGATACTTGGGGTCAGTATGTCGATCCCTATGTGCGTTCTGCTTTGTTTTATTATCTTAATAGATGTTCTGCGGACGGCTATATTTCCTGTGGCGCCCCACAAATTTTTGAAGTAGATAAACTGTCTTTAGTGCAACTTAAGCGCTTCAAAGTTAATAATTTTCATATTGAACTTAAAGAAGTTTCTGATAGCGACATTTTTAATTCAATACGTGACTCAGATTGTTATGACTATTATCTAATTCCGGCTGGAAAATTTAGCTACAACTTGCTCAATGCTGAAGGACAGCGACCTTCTGAGGCTCCAAGCGTGGATCATAAAATCTTAAAAACGCTACTCGAAGAAAGACTAAGTAAAAAGATTATTTTAGTGTACAAATTTCACTATGAATTATTAAAATTGTATAGGAAAAATAAAATTATTATGATTGATAAGTATGGAAATTTAACCAATAATCAAAAAAAATGTGAGGATTTAGTTGTTACAAATTTCTAGTAAACTAATATTAGCCTTGACTCTTTTCGCAATAGGCCAAACATTGGCATGGTTTCAAATCAATAGTCAGTTCGTGTGGGACTGGTGGAAGCAGCACCCAATTTTTGCGGTTGTGTTGTATGGGCTTCCAACGGGGTTGTGTTTCTTGTATGGAGTTAAATTTGCTTACGAAGAGATGGGGCAAGTTTGGGGACCAAGGTTCTTAATTTTTAGCATGTCTTATTTGACATTTCCACTATTAACGTGGTACTTTCTAAACGAAAGCATGTTCACTACGAAGACTATGATTTGTGTATTTTTGTCCATGATGATTGTGGGCGTTCAACTTTTTTGGAGATAATATGAATAGGATAGAGAAGCCCTGGGGGCATGAGATTCGGTGGGCAATCACCGATAAATATCTCGGTAAGATTTTGCGCATCGAGCCGGGACAGCGATTATCGCGCCAATATCACGAAGTTAAAGATGAGAGCATTTACGTGATAGAGGGTACGTTAATCTTAGAATTGAACGAAAATCCGATTGAAAAAATCATATTAAGACCAGGGGCTAGCTGGAGAATTCAGCCTCAGACAATCCACCGTTTTTGTGCGCCATCGGGCGGCTGTACACTAGTGGAGGTCTCCACTCCAGAGATCGATGACGTAGTTAGGTTAGAAGACGATTATGATAGATAATCCAAAATACTAAACTATTTATAATGTTGAGGTATATTTATGGATTTTGCTACACGTAATTGGTTTGGTTATATAAACGAGAACATTAGATTAGACGAGGGTCTTCGCGACATAGGGCTCTCCGAATATGTAGCCGATGCTATCGAGTCTTCGCTACACGAAGCGCCTGAAAGCGCAAAGACATGGCTA